TGTCGTTCAGTTTTTTGTACTTTAAATAATCTACCTCTGTTTAAACCAGCTGGAGCATTCCACACTTCAGCCACTCTATCATTATATGCAAAAACACTAACTATTCTTACACTAGGTGGTACCCATTGTAATGATTCTGAAAATTCATCAGATATCTGTATCCATGGATAATACAGAGCTGCAAAGCTTGAGTTTAATGCATTTTCATTCAACCATCTTCCAGATCCATTATGCCAATTAACCACTTCCTGAACAGTTAGATTTTGAGGAGGATCAATAATAGCAAAGCAGTCTCCTCTTTCAACTTCACAAATTTGAATTAATTTATTAATAACTACTTTATTACCAGGAAAATCAGGGCATGCTATTAAATTAATATCATACTGTTCAGCATTAGCAAATTGAGAAAGGGCATTAATTGCTGAATGTTCATTTATATTATTATAATCATCAGATCCACCAGCTAATGTTAATGGCATGTTAAGTACTGGGATATATCCTGATTCTGGATTTTCTAATGTTATATGTATATAATTAGAAATAACTATATTTGTAATAAAGTTTTTACCAGATGGATTAGTAAAATCAACATTTTTAAACTGCTCTATTGGTAATCGATTAATACTGGATTCAGGTGACCATACTTCTAATCTATAATTATTAAAATCATCTTTACTAAATTCAACTACTATACCATTATAATATTCACCATAGTATAATGATTCAACAGTTCCCATTTTAGATAGATACTCAACAGTAATCATATCGCCTTCATTTAAATCAGCGATATAATTAATTGCTATATTACCAGTATCATAATTAATTGAACCATTACCATTAATTCCTAATAAATTACCTTCACCATCATCAGTTAAAACTAGATCACTACCTATTTTTACTAAAACACTTCCTTTAATTACTGGATATTGAGATAATATACCAGAAATACTTCCTGATGTTTCTCCTCCGATATCTACTACTTTTAATATGTCTAAATGTTTAGCCGAATAACTAGCAAATATTTTACTATTAGCTTTAGGCGGTTGAATTAAAGCTATATCTATAGTTTTATTTACATAATCTATAGTGTTAGTTGATACCACCATATTACCTACAAAATGTCCATCGCCATTATCAGTAGATACAGGAGTTCCATCGACTAATATCGATACAGAGTTTGGATAAACCACTGTATTTAATGAACCGATATAAGCTTTTTTATTGTATATATAACCATCAGGTGAAGTCTGTCCAACAACACCTAAAGTTTTAATTTTAAATGTACTATATTCATATGATGCTTTAAAAGTACTTCCTTCAATAACGTTATAACCAGTATCAAATGTTACATTCCATTGACCAGTTATAGCATTAATACTTCCAGTACCAACTGTATCATTATTTATATCTTTACCAATTAAATTATAGACATTGTTTACCGGTACACCTGTTACTGTAAATGTATACTTATTGCTAGTAACAGTAACTTCAAGTTTAAATGATTCAGGCAAATTAATTAAATTTGAATATGCTAATATACCAGAATATGATTGATTAGTATCGTCAGTTACTACTAAAGTAATTTCTTCTTGTACACTTTTATTTACAACATTGTATTTTATTGATACGTCAGAATCTTGTGTTACAGAGTCCAATGTAAATCTGTATTCACCAGTATCATAATCAATAAAATTAGAATAAAGTGAAATATTAGGATTACGTGATGGTGAAAATGATCCATTACCATCATCACGTATTAAGCTATAATTTGTTGGATCATCTGGATCAACTATTTTTAGCTCTAATGTTCCAGGAACGGGTGAGTAATTTAATGTAGCTTTAAATATATAACTATTATCATTGACAGCTGTAATTACTAACTCATCTTTAACATCAACAGCTCTAGGTATATCTACAAATGCTTTTTTAGCCGATGGTCCTAAAATTCTAGAAAACCATAAAGCACTACCAAACTCCAAAAAACTAACTGCCGCTAAGCTACTATACTCTCCAACTCTTGGAGTTCCAAAAAGGTCAACAAAT